GTGTCAGCCCTAAAGCACCATGGCCCGTAAAAGATAAGATAAATGCGACAAACTGGATGATTCGCACCGCCAATGATAAGATAAAATTATTCATACATCCGAAGTGTAAAAATACTATAAAGGCGTTAAAAAATGTAACTTACAAGCACGGTGCTGAAGATTATGTAATTGATAAAACAGCAAACATTGAACATTGGACGGATGGTTTGGGCTATTTAATCTTGGCAGAGTTCAATCCACTTTACGAACGAGCTGGTCATGGCACTGGAATTAGAATTTACTAGACAATATCAAGGTCAGGCACGGCAAAACAGTTTTGACTGCTGCGCCAGTGGACTAAACTAAAGTCAAAGACTTGCGAAATTTACGCGTGTACTCTGGCTTCTCACATTACGACCGGCAACTGTTCGCCAAGGTTTCAAAGGTCAACGATCCAAACTCAGCATGGCGCAATCAAGAGCCACACTGGATGCTGATTGAAGACCTGATGGGTGGCACCTATGAAATCCGCCGTCGTCATCGGCGCTATCTACCGCAAGAGCCACGCGAACTAGATGAAAGCTACGACCGCAGGCTGAGCACTTCAATCTGCCCGCCGTACTACCAACGCCTTGAACGGATGCTGGCTGGTATGCTCACGCGCAAACCCGTCAGGCTGAACGATACATCAGACCAGATCCGTGAGCAGCTTTTCAACGTTGACCTCAACGGCAACGACCTGAACGTTTGGACATACGAAACTGCCCGCAAGATGATCCGTTACGGTCACGTTGGCGTTTTAGTTGATGCACCGCGTGATGGTGGTAGACCTTACTGGACTTCATACACACCACGCGACATCCTTGGCTGGCGTACTGAAATCATTGATGGTGAACAGAGGCTAATGCAGCTTCGCCTATCAGAATCCATCATTGTGCCTGATGGTGACTACGGCGAAAAAGAAGTGCAGCAGATCCGTGTGTTATCGCCCGGTGAATTCAAGCTGTTTCAGCGTGACGAAAAGAAAGGTGATTTCCGCGTTGTCGATGAAGGTCGCACGAGCCTAAATCGCATCCCATTTGGTGTCGCATATTCCAATCGTGTAAATACATTGGAATCACGTCCACCACTGGAGGACATCGCCAACCTAAACCTCAAGGCATATCAAGTCCAATCGGACCTTGATAATCAACTGCACATCTCGGCAGTACCGATGCTTGCGTTCTATGGCTTCCCGTCTGCTGCTGAAGAAGTATCGGCTGGCCCTGGTGAAGCAATTGCATTCCCCGCTGATGGACGAGCCGAATATATTGCTCCATCATCTGATGCGTTTGCATCGCAGTTCCAACGGCTAGATCAAATTGAAAAGCAGATCAACGAACTGGGTCTGTCCGCTGTACTTGGGCAGAAGCTATCGGCTGAAACTGCAGAAGCCAAACGACTGGACCGCAGCCAAGGCGACTCAACCATGATGGTGATCGCTCAGAACATGCAGGACATGATTGACAACTGCCTGCAGTATCACGCGCAGTATCTCGGTGATCGGCAACCAGGTAGCTGCTACGTCAACCGTGATTTTCTTGGCACAAGACTGGAACCACAAGAAATCCAAGCACTGCTGCAGCTTTACACCGCAGGCACGATCACACAAGAAACGCTGCTGATGCAGCTATCAGAAGGCGAAGTGCTTGGCGATGACTTTGATGTAGAGGAAGAACTGGATGCAACGCAAAACGGTGGGTTGATGGAGGCGACACCTACACCAGCACCAGTACCGGCAGAAGAAGACACCGTGATCGATGACGATGCGGCATGATGGTGGTAGCTGCCAACGGGTCATGGAATCGGACACGTCGGAAAAGCGCATTTTTCACTATGTGCAGCAGGAGTTGCCTAATCGATATTTTGCTGTTGTAAGAATGGAATGGCGCGATGATGATGGTAAAATCGTGCAAGTTGATGAAGCAAAGTTAATTGATGAAGGTGTTGACACGATTGAGGCTTTTGTAGAAGTCGCAAAGCAAGCAATGTTTGGCGGTGCTGATATTTCAATGATCTGCCCTTATGATCCAGAGCATCTGGGACTGGATGAAGAATGAGCACACCAGAGGCGTTGTATCGCAATGCGATTGATTTGAATCGCTACAGCAACAGTGTTGCCCGCAGGGTAATTAACTCATATAACGATATTATTTTAGATGCTGTCAATCAACTGCGTACAATTGAAGACCTTGACGAATCATTCAAGGCTGCACGACTGCGATCAATTCTAGCGCAACTTAAGGAATCATTGGCAGCATGGGCAGGCGACAGCACTGAACTAACAGCATTAGCACTGCAGGGCTTAGCAGAATTGCAATCTGAATTTGTAGAAGAACAACTCAAAAAGGTATTACCACGCGGCAGCCGTAACATTGTGCGAAGCGTTGAGATCAGCCCGCAGTTTGCTCAAGCCGTCGTCACCACCGATCCAACGCAGATCAATGTGGTCACACTGTCGGATGATTTATTTGCTGCAGTGCAGGGTGCACCACAGACATTTAGCCTGACTGCTGCTCAAGGTGCAACGATCACACTGCCAAACGGCAAAATCATTGAGAAGGCATTTCGTGGTATTGCAGAAGATCAAGCTGAACGATTCGCGCAGGTTGTACGCCAAGGATTATTAACTGGTGAGACAACACAAGACATTGCGCGCAGATTAACCGGACGACTTCAACGTCGTGGTGATATTCAACTAGAATTTGGGCAGCGTGCAAAATCCGTGAAACAAATACAGCTTGCAGGTGGTGAGTTGACCAAAGCAGCAAACAGTCAGGTCATCACCCTTGTTCGCACTAGCATCAATCAGGTTGCTAATGCCGCATCGCAGCAGGTCTATGAAGCCAACCAAGACATCACAAAAAAATACCGTTATGTTGCAACGCTTGATACTCGTACTTCTGCCATTTGTCGTGCATTGGATGGCCGAGAATTTGAGTATGGCAAGGGTCCGAAACCACCGCAACACTTCAACTGCCGCAGCACGACGGTTGCTGTAGTTGACTATAAAGGATTAGGTTTTGATCCACCGCCAGAAGGTAAACGTGCAGCAGCAGGAGGCATGGTGCCAGCAGATCAAAGCTATGGACAATGGTTATCCCGCCCAGAAAATAAAGCACGCAAAATTGAAGCCCTAGGTAAAGAAAAGGCAAGATACTTTGATCGTCTTGCACGCAAACATGGTGCTCGTGATGCAATGGCAAAACTTGTTCGTGATGATGGCTCAGAACTCACGCTGCAGGACTTACGCAGGCGGTACGGCAAACTAGACTAAGTTCAGTTGCTTCTGTATCATGCCCGGCACTTACAAAGGCCCTAAAAAGCCTCAAAAGCCAATGACCAAGAAAGGAGGCAAGAAAAAATGAAACGCGGCGATCGTGTTAGCTGGGTGTATCAAGGCAAGCGCACCTATGGTGTTGTGACCAGCATCGCTGGTGAACGCGCCATGATTAAAGGTCCGACTGGTGGCAACATCACCCGTGTTGGCAGCAAGGATGATCCTGTGATTCGGATCAAATCTGAATCAACCGGCAATCCAGTGCTCAAGCGTGAATCACAGCTCCGCAAAGCACCGAAACGATCATGAGCATCGAGTACCGTGGCGAGACCTTCGCTGGTTACAACAAACCAAAGCGCACGCCAAACCACCCCAGCAAATCTCACGCGGTACTCGCCAAAGAAGGAAACAAGATCAAGCTGATCCGTTTTGGGCAGCAAGGCGTATCAGGCTCACCACCACGACAAGGCGAATCAAAAGCAGCCAAGGCACGTCGTGCATCATTTATGGCACGTCACGCCAAGAACATCGCCAAAGGCAAGATGTCAGCAGCGTTCTGGGCAGCCAAGGAAAAATGGTAAGGATAGTTATAGTGTGAAGGCAAATTAGCCTTATTGGTTAACAATGCCTGAAGAACAGAATCAAGAGCCTACATCACCTGATGTAGCCAGCAACACAGAAGCCGAAGCACTGAAAAGCAGCATCGAAGCTCTTGAGCGTAAAAACCATGAGCTGATCGGCAAACTCAAAAAAGCAAAGGCGGTGCCCGATGGGGTGGATATTCAGGAACTGCTGGACTTCAAACGACAAGCAGAGCAGTCAAAACTTGAATCCGAAGGAAAGTACACCGAAGCACGACAGGCTCTGGAGCAGCAGTTCCGTGAGGCGTCGGCGGAAAAGGACCAGCGCATTGCAGAACTTGAAGCAAAGGTTCGTGAACTGGAGCTGATCAGCCCTGCTGTTTCTGCACTGGCCGATATTGTACATGATCCTGACTTGGTGCTTAAAACCAAGCTGTCAGCCGACAAGATTGAGCGTGAAGCCGACGGTACTGTTGTTGTCGTTGACGGTTATGAGCGCAAGCCTGTTGCTGATTGGGCCAAGGCATCATTGCCTGAGTGGATGCAGAAAGCACCAAAGCCACAAGGTTCTGGTGCACCATCAGGCCGCAGCACTGGTGACATTCCTGCTGGAATGAAAAATCCATTCAGCCCTGATAACTTCAATCTGACTGAACAATCACGTTTGTTCCGCACTGATCGTGATCTATACGATCGGATGAAAGCAGCGGCTGGGCGTTAATATAAAACTACGGCAAAGCTACGCTGAGCCATATCGGGTTACGCCCAAACTGTAAACCCCTTTCGGTATCCAACGATGGCTACTCTCCGTAGCGACATCATCGTCCCCGAGGTATTTACTCCTTACGTTATTGAGCAAACCACTCAGCGTGATGCCTTCTTGGCATCTGGGGTTGTTCAACCAATGGCGGAGCTGAATGCCACTGAGGGCGGTGATTTTATCAACGTTCCTTTCTACAAGGCAAACCTAACTGGTGACTTTGAAGTTCTGTCTGACAGCACTTCACTGACTCCTGGCAAGATCACTGCTGATCGCCAAACCGGCGTCATCCTGCATCGTGGTCGTGCGTTTGAAGCCCGTGATCTGGCCGCACTTGCTGCTGGTAGCGATCCGATGGCTGCAATCGGTGCCAAGGTTGCTGACTACGTTGCCAACCAGCGCCAAAAGGATCTGCTGTCCTGCTTGGCTGGTGTCTTTGGTTCTTTGGGTTCTACCAGCTCTTCTGCTGCGTTCTTCCCACTGACCATTG